TTTTATAATTTAATGATCAAACTCTACCTGCTACTTCCGAGAAAGAAACGCCAGTTCGCGTTGCTACGAAAGTAAGGGTGATGAAGTTGATAGACTTGGCAGGCTTCAGGAAGATGTCTGCTCTGAACTCATTATTGTCAATTACGTCAGGAGTGTTATTTGTTTCGTCACAAATAACCAGGTAATCAATGAGTCCTCTCTTCGCCTGAACATCACGGAGGTATGGATCAACAATGTTTCTGAAGTTCGCTCTGGTCAGATCGTCGTTCAGTTCAAAGAGTTGAGCCTGTGCTGCTCTTTCCAGTGCTTGCTCAACAGTGAGGAACAAGCGGCGAACATTGATTCTATCGAATGCAGATGCATATCCGAGAGCGGTCTTGTCTCCGAAGAGGAATGTTCCAGCACCAGGTGAAGTGATGAAGGAGTTGATTCTCTTAGGATAGAGGCGATCTCTTTGTGCCTTGCTTGGGTTGTAAGCAAGTTTGACTGCATTGTTCAGAACACCTCTTTGCTGTCCTGCAGGTGAGAACCAAGGATATGCGAGAAGTGCAGTTCTTGCCATCATTCCACCAACATCAGCGTTAGTTGGAATATAGACAAACTTGTTATTGAATCTATCGAAGGTGTATTTGTACCCTGCATCAAACGTCGCATAAGACGAAGATGTCAGAGGACCAAAGTATCTAAGAAGATTTGTTGTCTGTTGGTCTGTAGTCAGAAGCGCACCGCCAGGAGTTCCTGCTGCGGAAACCAAATTAGTTCTGTGAGCACCAATACAAGCCATACAATCTTTTCTTGCTTCTGCAAGAGAGATGATGTAATTTGCTTTTGCTTGTGATTCTGCTTCTGTAGCACAACCAGGACCCATCAAGAGGAAGTCTGCTTCGACTTCATCTTTGTTGGAGAATAATCCGTAAGCAGTGATCAGTTTTCCAAGATCTGCCTTGTAACCGTCTCCACCAGAAGTCTGGTAGTCATTACCACCCATGATGGTGTAAGTCTTGTTACCAATTGCAAGGAATTGTTTGTCCTGTGCAATTGTACCAGATTGGTTGGTTGAAGCAGTTTCAGGCGCAAAGGATGCGGCCTTAACTCCAGTGTATGCAGTAAATCCTGTTGCCGCTGGTGTTGTTCCGTGGAAAGCATCAGCTGCTGCTAAAGGATCTGCTCCAGCATAGATGTTTGCAGAAAGATCACGGAGGTAATCTTTATAGTAGATCCTCTGAGGTGCATTAACATTGGAAATAGCATCACTTGCCTTAGAAAGATCAGTATGCTTTTCAAGGATATTACCCTTGATTCCAGTTACATCTCCATTGTCATCAACAACAGCAATGTGAAGTTGATCGTTATGTCCTTGTCTATCATTTACATAGACGCTAGTTCCAGGTTTTGGTGCAAGAGTGCTCCAATAAATCGTGGAGTTTGAGAGACCCAAAGTCTGCTGGTCATACCAGTCAACCGCAGTTGCAGCAGTGGTTCCTGCTGTTTGAGATCCAAGAGCTCCTGTATTAACTCCTACACTATTAACAAAATACAGTGCATTAGTTGTACCGAATGAGGAGAAAGAATCTCCCTCTGCATAATCGATTCTAGTTTCTGTTCCAGTGGAACTAACTCTAGAAACAACTTTAACATCAATTGTGCTGCTTCCACCCGAATCTGTGCTAACTCCAGTGATGATACCTTTTACATATCCAGTAAAGGTTGAAGTTGAACCAGATCCTGGAAGCACTCCAGTTACTGCTGCAGTAACACCTTGACCGACTATAGCACCTGCATTACTAAGGTTTGCAGTACTAATTCCGAGTGTTTGATCTGCAAAATCGTCGATGTAGCAAACCTTAAGACTATTTGCCCAGGAACCAGGGTTCTTAGCAGCATACAACCAATCTACCGATGTGTCAGATGCATTATTGACATAATCGTCATAGTTCTTGACCTTCAGTGTGGTAGTGCTTGCAATACCTACACCAGCGTTAGCAGTCTTAAGATCGTCATCATCTGCTCTAACGACCTTAAGAACACCGCCATATGAGAGATAGGATGATGCACTCATCCAGTACTCATATTGAGCATCTGCATTCTTTGGTTCGCCAAATACGCTAATGAGATCTTGCTCATTAGTGATATTTGTGACTTCTTCTACAGGTCCAATTTCAAATGGTCCAGCAATGGCACCAATATTATCAAGTACATTATCAGCTCTTCCTACAGTTAGGTCAACCTCCCTTACCAGTACTCCAGGAGATAATTGAGGAGTCGCCATGTGTTAGTTCTCCGTGATCTCAGTTTATCTGAAAATATTTATTAAAACCTGTGTTTTCACAGGGGAAACACGACGCGAACTACCAGTCTGGATATTCCCACATATTACTACATTTTTTATTATCCATTATTCTTTTTATAGTACATTCTTTACACTCATATGAGTATGATGATGCAACTGCACCTCTGTCTTTTCTGGTTCTGTAAAATCCATCAACTAAATTTTTTGTTACGCCGCATTTTTTACATTTTCTATCCTGAAGAAGTAAATGTCCTAATTTTATCTGTCCATCTAAATCCATTAACGATAGTCCCACATATATGACATATCACCATATTCTCCAACTGAAGCATTGGACCAACGGTCACCTTGAGCATCAACAAAACTATCATCATCCAGTCCGTCGTTTAAAAATCCAAATGGTGCCATGTCCTGTTCAATCTGATTTTTTTGTTCTTCATATAATCTCTTACGAACATCCTGGTCAGTCAGTTCTTTGAAGTAGTCCATCTGAACTAACCAAGCATAGATGACAAGACACATTGCTAAGTCATCATTACATCCTTCTTCTGCCTCAAATGAGTTGTGCTTTGAGATAAAGGTAGTCAATTCGGAGATAATCTCATAATCATTGAAGATAAGTTTGTCTTCCTCAATCAGAGTCTTAAGGTTGAGAGATCCAACCTTTTTGACAGTTTTAGACATCTTGACACCGAGTTGTGTCTTCTTACCAGAGAATCCTTGTCCAACAATCTGTCCTGCTCTACCTCTCATAGAACACATTAACAGATTCTGATACTCAAGATCATATTGAAGAATAGAAGCAACTTGATCTCCAATATCATTCACTTCACATAAAATATAAGCACTATTATAACTCTTTGCTACTTCATATATGATATTTGGAAACAACATCGGTTTGATATCATTGTTCCGATATTTTGCAACAATTTTATGAGGGAACTCTGTAATATCAACACAAACAAATGCTGAATAGTCTTCTCCGACTCCCCTAGCAACGTCAACTGTCATTACATAGTCATGATCTTCTTTTACTGGTTCATATACATCTAATCCAGCACTTCTTTTAATTGGACTATCATATACTAAAGTTCTTAACTTACTAGGTGCAATCAGTGTATCAACTGATCCTAAGAACTCACACTCGAACTCAACTTTGAACTGTTGTTCGCTAGTGTTAGCAATAGTTTGCTCTTTCCAGACTTCATCCCTACCAGGAACTTCTGACCAATGAACGTCTGTTGGAATATATTCATTTTTACTTCTTTCCGCATCATGCCACATGCGGTAGAAGTGATTCATACCGTGTGGAGTAGATACGATAATTACTTTGGTGTTTTTACCAGAAGTAATAGTAGGATAAACAGATGCAAAGAACGAGTCAGCAACGTGATTCGGGACGAATGCGAACTCGTCGAGAAAGAGGATGTTGAACGACATACCTCGGACAGCACTTGCAGACGTAGAAGCTGCCAATATCTTACTGCCATTTTCTAATTCCAGAGATCCTTTGTTCCATGCCACAATACCCTGTTGCATCCACTTGGGCAAGTTTTCGTATGCAGTCTGTAACCTTCCAAGAAGTTCTCTTGCGGTTGCTGCTTTGTTTGCAAGAATGCCAATGTTTACACTGTCGTTAAAGACAGCATAATGCAAAAGGTAAGATACGACTGTAGTGGATTTACCAGTTTGTCGTGGCATCTTACAGATGTTAAATCTGTTGTTATGGAAGTTATTGATTAACTTCTCTTGAAAATGATATGGATGAAACTGTGTTAGACCCTCATCAAGAGAAACAATTTTGATATAATTGTTGGCAAAATAGACAGGATCTTCCTTACACTTCATAAACTCAAGAATTTGTTCTTGAGTAAATTCAATGGCAGTATTTGCTTTTTTTAGATTAGGATTGCCAAGATATACATTATCAGACATAAATTATCAGCAGTTCCAGGCTCTCAGTGATTTATTGATTCTGCTATCGGGATCGTTTGCAGTTTTGGAGGAAGTTAACTTCTTTTTCATTCCTTTCATTCTCGCACAAAAGCTCTTTCTACGAGGGTTCCCAACTTTCTTTGAAGGTCTCTTAAGATCGCTTCCTGGGTTTTCACGTTCATACGACTTCCTACCTTTCTCATTTAAACCTCCTTCTGGATTCTTACCCGACTTTTTTTGCCAGTCTTCCGTATGTAGGAGAGGTTGTCCTGGTTCATAATCGGAAACTTCATAATTCCTTACTTTTCCGCCAGGATAGACCTTTTCAATCTGTGCCTGTACTTCATTTCTTCCAGGAACCTTGACGGATGGGAAGAACATTTGAATAACATACATCTTACCTCTGAAGGTAAGAAATACTCTTACGATTTGTCCAGTCTTTCTAGGAACCTGAACTGCTTCGCCCATTGGTTTTACATAGTTCTTGTCTGGACCCATCTTGCCGGCATCACCACCTTTGAACTTGGGACCACACTCAGAAGTTCCATGTACAGGACACTCTTCACCTTCATGAGTATGATTGCATCCCTTCTTCTCATCAATCTGCTCACCATCATGCATGACTTCATCACCTGCTTTTACGCAACGGTTGTAAGTCTTACCAAACAGTTTCTGGGTTCCTGCTTTCTTGTATCCTTTCCAGCACTTCTTACCTGCTTCACCAAGTAACTTAGATCCAAGACCTTCGGTTGGTTGAAGTGCATCAGGTGTGATGAGATCAGTAAACTCATACTCTGTTGGTTTGTATTCGGATCTCCAATTAGAGAACTCTTCTTTCTTGGTCTTATTACCCCAGTTTTTAGCACCTACCTTACGACACTTAACCAGTGCTCCAGATGCATATGCAGAAGGCCATACAGAGTAACGAGACTTGACCTTATGGTAGCAAGCATCTTTCTTACCTTCTTCGAGGTCGATATCAATCTCGTCACCCACTTCTACATTGTTTTCAGCAAACCATCCACGATTTACTTCTATTGCACACAGAATTTCTCCATCAGACTCAACTGGAGTTTCAACGTTTGGTTCTAACTGCTTGATGCTCTCGATTATACCATCTGCTCTGATGAAGGCAATGTCGAGGGGAATCATAGTATCTCTCATATGGAAAGATTGCTGAGCAACTTCCTCAAATACGAAAAGCATTCCACTGTTCTTATCTAAACTTTCACGGAACATCAATCCAAGATTGAATTCTTTGATGTTGGTTGGAATCTCAACATGGAGAGGTAAGGTTGTGAATTCTTCTTTTATACCTTTTGCCTTTCTTTCATTGTCGATGTTGTGATCTACACCGCCATGTTTAATACGTTGCTTAAGTGTAGAAACTCCATACTTATCTTGCTTATGGCGAACCATACGCTTATAACGATCAAATTTATCGTTACCTCGCTTATCACGCATTTCTTTTTCCAGAATAGTTTCTTCAGTCTTCACGTTAATTGCCTTCCCTTTTCTATCTGGATTTGGATCTTTACGATTCTTACGACGGAATGCTCTCTCCTCTTCGTCCTTGGAGAGATTGCGCTTCATTTTGCTAGAACCGCACTTTGGTTTTGTTGTTTGTCCTGGTTGTCTGGCGCAGGGTTTCCCTGCATATTTGCCACCCAACTGAACCCACCCAGGCTTGCCATCAGAAGACTTACTCTTGCCAAACCAGTCACGCAAAGAAGAATCACCACTTTTAGACTCACTCATCCCTCCACCATTACCGCCATTACCGTTACCATTGGAATGACCATTACCATTTCCATTGCCATTCCCATTCTTGTTTTCATCATCTACAGAATGTCCATTTTCTTTACGAAGATATCCAGCACGACCCACTACCTTAAATCCCTTAGGGATAGGTTTACATTTTTCATCGGTGTAGCAGTAATAATATCCTGCTTTACACTTGCCGTTCTTAGCCATTCAACTGAGTGGATATTCTTTATTATTTATCAACCGTCAAGTGCTACACTAAGACCAAGTGTCATACCAGGCAGTGCAATCCAAGAAGTGCCATCATAGAACTCCATTTTCTTTGTTGTTTTATTAAATATCATTGCACCTTCAGTAACAGAAAGTGCATCTCTTTGTGTTGTTGTCAGGCATGGTGGATAGAAAGCACCAGTGGTTCCTACTGTTCTAATTTCTGTTGCTTCAATTTTTCCAGTAGATCCAGTTATTGTAATTCCTGTTCCAACAGTTACTACATCAGAGTCTCCATCTAATGTAATGGACCCTGTTCCAACTGTAAGAATACCAGTTACCCTAGCATCACCAGTTACAACTAAATCTTCACTAAAAAATCCAGTATCAACACCAACATGAACTTTGGTTGCAGTTGCTACTCCACTTACATTAATACCACCTGCTAAAACATTGATACCATTTCTTGCAGTAACAATACCGATAGAATCGACATTCTTTACATCTTCATATGTGATTGTTCCACCGATAGTTATATTGCCATCGACGTACTGATCTCCACCCACATAGAGTGCAAAGTCAGATCTTGCAGTAGTAGCAACACCAACGTTCTTAGTAGTATGAATACCAGCAGAACTTACTGCCCATGTTCCAGCAGCACCAACAGTAGATCCTCCTCCTCCACTACCTAAAGCAGTGCTTGCAATACCTACCCATTTAGATCCATTGTAAATGAGAAGTTGATTCTCACCAGTCGATTCATTAAAGGTAACATCATCAAGATCTTTAATAAATCCTGCTCCACCGCCACCGATGGTAGCAATTTGCTGTTGAATTCTATTGATGAATGTTCTGTAATGATTCTGTAAATCATCAAGTGTTGCAAACTTTTGATCTAGAGGAGTTAATGGATCTCTAGAGTTATTTGTTGATGGATCTCCAGGTAAAGTTGGATTATCTTCGGTTAGAAGTTTCTTTTCGTTTATCTCCGAGATAGTTTCTTCGAGATAAGCAATCTTTTCAACTAATTCTTTATTTTTTTCTTCTAATGTATCTAACTGAAGTCTTTCAAGAACTTCTTTTATCTCTTCTTTTACAGTTTCAATATTATCATTTTGTTTCTTAATGTGTTGTTCATTAACAACCAGGTCCATTTGAAGACCTTTCATTTGCTCAGAAATATTATTTCTGAATTTTCCTACTTCTGTCTTAAGGGCAGCATGATATGTTTCATTAGAATTAATTAAAACACTCTGAATTTCCCTAAGATCTTCAGTGACAGTTTCTTCTAAAAAATTAAATCTCTTATTATATTTTTCAATCTCATTAGAGTAACTCTCTAACTTTTCATTATCACTAATCTCTCTTTTCTTGAAATCTTTGTAGAGATTACTATATGTCTTAGAGATAGAGTCAATCTCTTCTTTATATTCATCAATTACTGTTTGAAGTTCTTCTATCTTCTCGGCAGTTTTCTCAGTTACATCTCCAGAAATAAAATCAATTTTTTCAGAAAGAGAATTTACTTTTGAAAGAACTTCCTCTTCCAATTGTTTTACTTCTTCTTCTGATTTGAGTTTAGTTTCAATTAAAAGGTTGTTGTACTTGGGTATCTCAGTCTCTGTAAATACTTTTACTTTTGCATTGAGATTTTCAATAGTTTCTTTGTAAGAATCTATCGCATTCTTGATAGTCTCTTCAGTTTTTAATTCTGTTTCGGCAAAAAACTTTCTATATTTTGGAAGCTCCTCTTCTACTAAATTCTTTACTTCCTTAGTATTTTTTCTAAAATCTTCTTTGACTTCGGAAATAACATCGGTGTTGAGTTTTTCAACTTCCGATAAAGCAATTGTAACTTCTTTATTTACATCTGCTTTAACAGTATCTAAACTTTCTTCTACTTTATCCTTAAACTGTCCAAACCTATCATCAACTCTAACCTCAGACTCTGAGATTAGCTTCTTGTACTTTGGTACATCAACACTCAGAAATCCTTCAACAGAAGTTGATAGACCTTTAAAATCTTCTTTAATCTGATCAACTGTTTTACTGTTGATAGATGAAATTTTAGATTCAATCTTTGATATTGATTCTTCTACAAAAAGAAGTTGTGCCATCATGGCACTATCTAAATCTTCTTG